CACAGCGTCCGCCAGCACATTCAGGGTCAGCGTCGGTTCCGCCATGAAGCTCGTCATCGCCTTGATCGCGTAATTCTGGCTGCGCATGTTCTGGCTCTTGACCATCATGGAATCGTATACCTGCGTTGTCCGCATCACTTCGTTAAAGCGCTCTGCCACTTTCTGCAGGAATTCATCGCTGGTCTGGTCCATGCCCTTGTTTTCCGCCGCCGTCTGCAGCTTGCAGGCAATCCACATCCTGCCCCATGTCATCTGGTCCATTTTCTCCGGAAGGATGGTCGTCGCGTCCACAGCTTTCCGGCCGATCTTCCGCGCTTTGCTTTCCATTCCTTCCGGTGTAATGAAGTCCGTCATGCTCTGGCCCTGGTTCATGTCGAACCGGCCCATGTCCTTGATTACCGCGATGCCGCTGTATTTCAGCATCTCGTCATGGATCTTTCCCCAATGCGTCGGCGCGATCGCCCGTGCAAGATAGACCGGATTGATCTTCATTGCCGCCCGGATGTAGCTCAGCGGCTGCTGCGCCGCCACGCTCAGGCTTCCGGCCACAGCGCCCTTCCGGAACACGGTCAGCAGTTTCTCCTGCAGGCTCTTTTCCGTTCTCCGCGTCATGCCGCCGTTGACGTCCTCCATGAACCTCCGCAGGTACTTCGCCGCGTTCGTTCCGTAAGCATCCTGGAAGGACGCTTCAATGCTCTTCTTGTAGCGGTCGTCCTCCGCGACTTCTCCCTCATCGTCATATTCGACGTCGCCGTATGTAATCTGCTGGTTCAGCAGGCGGTTCAGGTTTTCCACGGCCGGTCCTGTCGTGTTGTAGGATATCATGCCGGTAATGTGCTTCATCGCCGTCGGCGTAAAGTCGCCGATTTCGATCGCGTTGCTCGCGTTCGCTTTGACCCGCTTTGTGAAGCTCTGCCGCATGGACCGGTTGTCGTTCTTGTTGGTCACGCCGGCGTCGCTCTTTTTGCTCAGTACGCCTTCCCAGCTCTTGATCGGATAATAGAATTGCTCCGTAAACTTTTTGATGCCGAACGTCTGCATGCTGGTTTCGTTGCCCAGTTCCGCCAGGTCGCTGCTCATGTACTCAATGATCTTGTCAACGTACTCCCGCTGCTCGTCCGTCAGATAGCTTCCCAGCGCGTCCAGACTTTCCTTGCTCATCCTGATCGGCCGCTGGTTGTTCCTCTGCCGTCCGTAAATTCCTTCCGTCTGGTCCGGCTGCGCCAGCACAAAGCCGCCGTGCAGCAGGTGCGCCGTTTCCTCCGGCCGCAGCTGATTGCTTTCGCGCTTCCATGTCGCGTACAGCGCCATGATCTGCTCCGTCGTCATTTCAATCTCGCCGCTGCGCGTCTTTACCTTGTGTTTCTCCTGTCCGTCCCATGTACTGAATCCGGTTTCCTCCGCGATCTCCGCAATGCGGATCTTCGCCGCCAGCGCTTCAAGGCCCGCCCGCTGCTCCGCGTCCTGGAATCCCTTGTGCATCAGCTTCATGACGCCGTTCTTCAGGTTCTTGAAGAAGTATTCCGGCGTCAGGTTCCCGTATCCGACTGCCTTGATCATCGCGTCAAACGTTTTCCCCGCGACGCCTGTCCGCTCGCCCTTGAATTTGCTTGCGGCCATTTCCGCGTCCATTTGCTTTGCCAGCTCTGCCAGCTCATACCGCTTTCCGTTGATAAACGCTTCGCCGCGCGCCTTGACAATGTCCCAGATTTCGCTGACTGCTTCCTGTACTTTGTCCAGTGCTTCCTTCCGGTCCGCCAGCGATACCCGGCCTTTGCCTTCCGCTGTCCTGTATTCCAGCAGCCCCGTTTCAATGTTGATCAGGTCCTGAACAACTTTATCATGGACCGTATAATCATTGTCCGCCGGATCCTGCGCTTTGATCACCAGGAAGTCCAGGTCCTCGTCCGCGTTGAACGGCCCGCTCGCGGCCAGCATTTTCAGCAGCCGCTGCCTGATATCCGTTATCTGCTTCTTGTTCCAGTTCGTTGCCTTCCGGCTGTATTCTTCCTCTCCGCTCATCGCATCAAACTTGCTGAGCATTTCCAGCACCTGCCGCACCAGCGGTTTCGCTTCCTCCGGAATATTCTTCTGGTCCGTTTCTGCGAACATCCGGTTTGCCAGCCGCGTCGCAACGGTTGTGATCTGTCGCCGCAGCACCCTGTTTGCTTCATACATCTCCCGCGCTTTTTTGTCGTTGCGCATCATCTCTTCGTATTTTTCCTGCTGCTGCAGCAGTTCTTTTGTGTGCTGGCTCTTCAGCGTTTCAATCAGCTTCTTGCGTACTTCGTTCTTCGCAACCTGCGCCGCGACCTTCGCTGTCTTGTTGTAATACCGGATGGATTCCGCCACGTCGCGCTGCAGGATCGTCGTCCATCCCTTCGCCTTCTGTCCGGCCAGTATTACGTCGTCCAGCTGCTTTTCCAGCGCTTCCATGCCTTCCGCGGTCTTTTCCGTCTTGCTGCTCAGCTCGCGGATCTGTTTCATCAGGTTGTTGATCTGCGCCCGCGCGTCCGCGTCGCCGCTCAGGTAAGTCGTCACATTGCCGACGCTCGCCCGGACCATCGCCGCCACTTCGTCAAAGTCGTATTTGTTCTGCTCTGATCCCAGGCTGTCCTTCACGTTGTCGCTGATCTGGTCCAGCGCTTTGTTCAGGCCGTCCATTTCGTTTAGCCCGTCAATATCCGCCAGCGCACCGTTGTTTCCTCGCAGTTCTCTCCATTGCTCCGAGAACCGGCTGTTTTCACCTTCCGAGATAATCTTTACGCCGCTGCCCTTGATGGAATCGTTCAGCTGCTTCAGCGCGATCCTCCGCGCCTTCTTCATCACGGATTCGTCATTGTCGTTCTTGTTTCTCTTTACTTCCTCTGTTATCCGGTTCTGAGCGATGTACTCGTCCAGCATACTTTCGCCGATATTCAGTTTCACGCCCTGCAGGTAATCCAGCAGGTCTGTCCTGTATCCGCGCACCTTGTCCACCAGGTCCCGCGCCAGCGCTTCCGTATCGGCTGTAATGTCCTGTCCGCTCGCCTGCTTCAGCACCATCTCCGCCATGCGGTCCTCAATCTCCGCCTTGCCGAGTGTGCTGTTGTATGCTTTGCGCAGGTTTGTGGCCATCTGGCTCAGGCTGCTCTTTCCCATGAAGCTTTTCATGGTTTTCACGGCCTGCGTCTGGCTCAGCTTCTTCAGTTCTTCCGTATCCTTCCGGATCTCTTCCTGCGTCTGCTGCACCAGCTTCAGCATGCCCTCAACGGCCTGCCGCACCTGGTCCTGCGTTTTGCCCTGGATATAGTCCTTTAAGATCCGGTTGTTCCGGTACATCATGCTGGCAAAGCCTTCGCCGGTCGTGATCTGAATCAGCTCGTCCTGCTGCCGCGCGTATTTGTTTTTCTCAATCTCCAGCCGGTTCCTCAGCGCGGTCAGGTCGTCCTTCTCCGCCGGCGTCAGTTTGTCGCCCGCTTCCTCCAGCTGTCGGATCTTGTCCCTGTAATCCAGCTGCTTTTTCAGACTCAGGTCCATGCTGTTCCGCATCCTGTGGTACGCTTCCCACAGCGCCCGCTCGTCCTCCGTCTGGAATGTGGAGTATGTCGCGGCCTTCATCCACGTCTGCACGTCCATGCTTTCTGGCGAATATTTGGACATCCTTGTGTCCGGTTCGTCAATCTCGTTCCCGGCCAGCCTGATCTGTCCGCTCTGCGAAACCTTGACGCCTTTTTTGCCCTTCCGCTTTTCGGCCACAAAGTCCTTTACCACGTCCAGCGCTTCCGGGAAACTCTGGTGTCCGCCCTTGTATTCCTTCAGCATCCGCTCGCAGGCGTCCATGTCAAACTCCGGTTTCACCGGCATCTGCTCCGCGCCAACGTTGGTAATATGGTTATACATCTTGAAGTCAATCAGCAGTTTCCAGTATCCGTCCGTGCTGCCGTCCGCCTTCAGGAAATACCGTCCTTTGCCGTCTGTGTCCAGCCATTTCCAGAATTTCGGAACCTTGTTTTCTTTGTAGCACTTCTCCAGGTACGCTTCCGCGTTCTGCTTTCCGCTCTTCGTAAAGTCCCAGTATTCGTTGGGCATATAGTTCGCCGCGCGCAGCTTCTTCGGGCTTCCGTCCTTCTTTGTTCCGTACACCGGCGTCCTGTACCGCTCGTTCTGCCAGTATGTGAAATCCTTTGTGTTCTCCGGCAGTCCGATATCTTTATAGTTGGATTTGTTCCATTGACTCCTGTGGAAAGGAATAATGAAGTCAATCCTGTCGTCCGCCATTGCCGCCATCAGCTGCTCTTCCGTAAAGACGACGCAAACCGTACCGACGTTGTCCGCGTACCTGTCCCGCAGGTCCTGCACGTCGCTCCACTTCATGCCTTCCACTTCGTCAAAGATGATCCGGCCGTTCTCATCCACGCCCTTCGCGATCATGCTCATGTTGATCTTCAGGCCGGTCTTGCCCAGCGCTTCCGCGAATTCCCGAACCTTTGTGTACGCCTGTCCAGCCAGTCCGACGTTGGACATGTCCATGATCACCTGCATCATGTCGATCAGGTGGACAATCTCAAAGTCGCTGAAGCTGTTGATGCGCATGCCGCCGTTCCGGTTCTTGTCCTTCACACTGCTGTCGTTTTTGAAATGCTTCAGGATATCGTTGTCGTATTCGCTGCGCATCTCAAACAGCTTCGGTTTGCGCTGCGCCAGCTTATTCATGAATTTTTCGTAGGCGTCGTATACTTCCTTGTTGTTCAGCCGCGTATCCTCCAGCCCCAGCACGGTATTGATCTGTACCATGTTCACCTGGTTGTCCGGATGCTGGCTGTTCCATTCCCGCATAAACTGGCTGGCGTACTTCGCGATATTCTTCCGGCTGCTTTCCACAAAGCACAGTCCGCAGCTCACTTCGTATCCGCGTTCCTTCATCATCCGGCGGATCTGCAGGAAATCCTCCGCGCTCATCACATAATCCGGCATGGCGCGCTGGATCGCGTCAATCGTTCCGGTCTGCAGCAGCCGCTTCGCGCAGATCGTGCTGCTGTCAATGCTTCCGCCGTATTCCGGATTGCTCTTGAAGCTGCTCCGTCCGGAGCTGGCAATATAGTCCAGCAGTTCCGAACGTTCGCCGATCAGCGCCGCGACGCCGGTCACGTCCCTGATCCACTTCTTCGCCTTCCGGACGTTTGCCTTACTCTCGCTGCCCAGCACGTTCCTGGCCAGCATCCTGGCCATCTCGTCCGGATTCTTATAGTATTCACTGCGCTCATAGCTGGCCCGGCTGAACATGGTCGCCGTATGGTCGTCCATGTTCAGGTCGACGCCGTACTTCTCTTCCGCTTCTTCCTCAATCGCTCTGCTCCAGCGGATATCCTGATTGTTTTTGTTAAACCGTTCGCTCAGCGGAATAACGTCCCCGTATTTGTCATATGTTACGGATTCTGCCGACTTAATGTTTTGCGGATCCAATACCATGTATTCCCCGTCTGCCACAATGCCGTCATATCCATTGTCAACAAGCCATCTTGTAAGCTCTTCTGACCTTTGTTCGTCTACGATTCCTCCCTCTCCAAGAATGCTGTCATAGAGTTCTCTGACGGTCATGTTGTCATAGTTTCTGTCAAGCACAAAAGGATTTGTCAGCTTTAAATATACAGGCATTACGGTACTGCTGTTCAGATATCCCGCATAATAATCCGCTACCTGTTTTTTTGATGTGAAGTAAAATCCTCTGCCAAGTTTCCCAAAGTCTGTTGATGTTCCGACTTTTGACTTATCAAACACAGTAAATTTTCCGTTCGGTGTGCCATGATATGCTTTGATGGTATATCCGGCTTCCTTCGCGGCTTTATCCACCATTTTTTCAGCCAGATCATAGCGACCCATGTTTACAACGGCCATATATTCGTCATCCAGCTGCGCCTTGCTCCATCTTCTGCTGTTATTTTCTATTTCGTTTGCGTTTTCTTCCCAGAATTTTGTTGATGCCGGAATGATACGTTCCTTATCAAACACAATCAGCTGATTGTTTGGCGTATGATTATCATCCCATATGGCTTTTTCTATTTCTACAGTATCAATATCTCCATATTCATCAAAGTACGAAAATACTTTGTATGCCATTTCCCTGCCAAACAAGTTTTTATACCTTTTATAAATATCTCCCGGCAGATAGTCGAATATATCTTCAGATATATGATATTGTTTTGCAAATTCATGAATAAGCTGAATTAAACCAAGCGCCTTTTGATGCTTGATAATATCATTCCTGAATTCTGCTGCCTTTAAAACTATGTTGTGCTGAGAATTGACGCCAGCAGGATATATATGTTTATTCTTTACATTTTCCTTTGCGTAAATATTTGCCACATCAGGATTGTCCGTGAAGAACGACCCCGTCGGTTTGTCTGTGTCTATCAGTTCTTTTATGTCAAATACAGAAAACTGTTTATCTGTTCCATGGAGCCAAATTAAAGGATTTCTCTTCCTGTCAACAAAAACAGAATCTCTCAGCGCCTGTCTGAATAACTCATAGCCTTTTTGTCCTGGTCTAATAATTCCCTGATTGTTCCCTTTGAGTAATCTGAGCGCTTCTTTTCCTGATAGGTCCCAGTTTCGGCCCAATCCAAGTAATTCGTTAACTTGTTCCCTAATTCTTTCAGAGCTGCCCTTTCTTCTTTCTTCATCGTTTATTCCTTCTTTTTCTTCGTTATTATCATTATACTCTTCGTTCTTAATGTTATCAATATTTAATTCGCTCTTTCTCGCATCCGTTCCGGTTTCCTGGTCTTCATTCTCTGCCGCCATCCCGCTCAGCGCTTCGTCATACGCGCCCAGCCAGATCTTGCGCAGCTCGTTCATGTGGTTGGCCATCTGCCTGGCGTAATAGCTCTGGCTGTCCTCCATGCCCAGCACAGCCTTCTTGAAACGCTCAACAAGGTCCTTCACGAAATTCTTGATTTCCGTGAACAGCTTCCCGTCCGTCTTTGCGATGTGGTCCCGCACCTCTTCGTCCATCAGGATCTGGTCGCAGCTCTCCGCGACGATCTCGCTGAGCGCTTCCTCAATGCTTTCCCCTTCGTTGAACATCCGGTTCCGCAGTCTTTTTGCCAGGTCCTCCGCGCTGTTCTCGCTGACATATGTCTGCAGCACAAACTTTTCCAGCCGGTTGTATCCGTCCCTGCTGTTCCGTTGCAGCCAATGCGTCAGCTCATGTCCGAACGTCACCAGCATATGATGCTTTTTATCAGAACGTTTGATTTCTTTTGTCTTTTCGTCGCGGATGTAATCGTATCCTTTAATATTCAGCGCAATGCCCGTCCGCTCTGCGCCGATATCACCCTCCGCGCCGTACAGCATGTCGTTCTTCATGTCCCGGAATGAAACGTCAATACCTGCCCGCTGCGCGATCCCTGCGATGGTTTCCATCCAGTTCTTCGTTTCTTCGTCCAGGTTTTCAATGGCTTTAGTCCATGCTTCCGTACCGAATACCGCGTTGCCGTATGTAATCCGCGGATCCGTCCGCCGGTTTTTCTTTCCTTCCCATTTCGCCTGATTCTGCTCATGCTCATGCGCGGCCTGCTGCCGGATCACTTCCGCCAGTTTCTCGCTGATGCCTGTCAGTTTCAGCTTGCTTGTGTCCAGCCCGGCGTACGCAACCATCCGCAGCGTCGTGATTTCTTCCAGCGTTTTGTCCAGGTTCTTTTCGTCGCCGATCATGTCGCTGTTCGCGGAATCCAGCAGCAGCTTTGTGAATCCGTCGCTGTAAAGCTCCGGCATGTTTGTCGCCGCTGTGATAATCTGCGACGCTTTGTAATCCGTCACATGAAGGTCCGACGGCGCGACGCTCATCTTCTGTCCGTCCGCTGTCGTAATGTTTACGCTCAGCTGCCAGCGGCCCGATTTCTTTTTAGTTGTAATCCCGTCAATTTTGACAAAACTCCCGTTCCCGGTTTTCTGATCATAAATGATCGCTTCCCGGTTCCCCTTGATCCGCTGGCTTCCGTTCTCCTCCGCCAGCTGAACCTCTTTGTCTGTTGCCTGTTTGACGATGCTCGCGCCGCGCTTGATATTCTTTTTCAGCAGTTCCGAAACCGCTGTCTTTGCCGCGCTCGCGTTCTGTTCCTGTCCCTCCGCGGCCTTCACCACGTCCTGCTGCAGTTGCTGGTTAAACCGGAATTGATACAGCGTATTGACCGCTGCTTCATTCGCATGGATCGCGTCGCGTTCCTTTTTGCTCAGCTTTTCAATGCCGCCCAGTTCCAGCGCCTTCTTGATCATCGGCGCAAGGTTCTTCGCTTCCTCAGCTTCGACGCCCTTATCCTGCAGCATCTTTTCAATAGCGCTCTGCGTCTGCTCTTTTGCGCTTTCGCCGATCTTTTCATTGGATTCCCGCAGGATATCCTGGGCTGTCTGGCCCAATGTAGAATTCTTTGCTTTTCCTTTTGCTTCCAGCTGTTTCAGGATCTTGCTCGCGCCTTTCGCGCTGTCCGTTCCTTCGCCCATCGCGGCCGCGCTCTGTGCCAGCTTCTGAATGTCCTCCGCGTTCCCGTTCAGCGCCTGGCCGATATTCCTGTTCTGCAGCGCGATCTGCCCGCCGCCGTAAACAACGCTCGGTCCTACGCTGACCAGCGCTTCCTGTGCCGCCATGCGGATATTATGGTTCCATTCTCTCATGGCCTGCCGCGTCGCGGCGTCCATGTCCTTTACTTCAATCCAGTCCCCGTTGCTGTCTGTATATCCGCCGTCGATCAGGATCTGCCTTGCCCGCTCGGTATATTCGTCTTTATGGCCGATCAGCCTTTTCACATATGGTTCAATGATCGCGCCGACAATTTCCTCGCTCGGCTCGCTGATTGCGATCTTTCCGACATACCTCAGCAGGTTTGTCGGTTCTGCCAGCCAGTTTTCCACGGACCATATTTCCGTCGCGGTTTCAATGGCTGAATCAATAAATGCTTCAATTACATCGTACCCGAATGAATCATTCCCCTGCGCCATTGTGTTTTGCAGGCTTGTTTCAAACGCCTGTGTAAAAAACAGGCCCAGTGTTCCGTACTGTAATAGATTTTCCGGCAGACCAATTCCTTTCGCTATGGCGACATTAATTGCGCTGTCAACGCCGCTCATCACGCCGCCGTATACCCATCCCCAGTCACCTAAATCGTTTGTTATTTGATTTCTGACTGTCGTTTTTAATCTTGTCGCCGTATATGAATTACTGAAAGGATCCGACTGCTCATTGTTTTTTCCTGTAATCCATGCTTCAAAAATGCCCGGCAGGTTTTTGGCAAATTCAACCGGCTGTACAACCGTCGCCATTGCCGTTGCCGCGCTGGAAAGAATCGGGAACCTCCGCGCCGATTGTTCCATGCTCAGCTTTTCAAAAGAGCTTTTTGCCTGGTTCAGATAAGGCAGCAACCCCTGATAGAAAGACCATGCTTCATTTTTCTTTCCTGCATTATACAGAGAATTGAATACATCTCTTTCCTCCTGCAGCATCATTAACGATTCTGTATATCTTCCGTTGTTGATATCCATTTCATCGTTATACAATGCGCCGTTTGTCACCGCATACACAATATCAACCGGTCTGCTTATGTCGATGTATGTCCCCATTGTTCCCAGATCCGACGCAATGTTCAGCTCGCTGTGATACTTTGTGTCCCCTTTTTCGCGGCCTTCCATCAGCTGTCTGTAATCCGCTTCTTCCTTGTCCAGCTTATCAATCTTGTCAATATTGTCTTTTGCGATCTTCAGCTTTTCTTCTGCTGTCTTTTTTTGTTTTACCAGTTCGCTGTATTCATCATCACCCAGCGCCATATCCACGGCCAGCTCTTCCTTGTTATTCGCGCTGCGCGGAATAAACCCGTCCGGACTGGACGCTTTCATTGCTGTTTCCCACAGGCTGAATTGCGCCGGCTTTTCTTTTTCTTCAATCAGTTTGCTCAGCCTGTCTATCTCTTCCTGCTGCTTTCCCGACTCAAGAATATATTCCTCCCGCGCGCTTTTTCTTTTCTCAGGCGACCACAGCGTCATGTCTTTGTCATTGTCAAATACTTTTCCTGCGATCATCTCATTTCTGCCTGCGCGGAAAATCTTCGCGTTTCCAATGCTGACAGCGCTCTTATAGTCCTCTGTCAGTTCGCTTCCCCATGATCCCAGGTCTACGTCTCCCCGCAGCACCTTGTCCACATAGTTGTACTGCTGCAGTTTTTCCTCATACGCCTTGTTCGCTGCTTCCTGCTGCTGCTGTCTTTCGACGTTCTGCTGTTTAAGCCTGCTCATCAGCGCGTCAATAACATTCACGCCGGCGTCGTCCGTATACTGTTTCGCCTGACGCTGATACGGATTCCCTGCCATGTAGCGCTCATATTTTGTATTGCTCATCAGCCAGGGGCTGTTCTGCTTTGTTTTCTCAGCCTGCTGCCGTTCAAACTCTTTACCGGAGATCAGATACGGATTGCTTTCCGTCTTTTTATTGCTGCTCTTTTTCGCCATGGATCAGTTCCTCCGCGTTATTATATTTAATGATCCTTTTTGAACCGTTTCAGGTATTCTTCCTGATTGTCCACCAGCACTTTGTTCCCGTTGTTCTGTTTGTTGTTATTGTTTCCCGTAAACAGATTTGTAATGCCGCTCAGCAGGTTGTTCGGAATATTGCTGATATCCTGCTTCAGCTGAGATGAATTCCATGTGTCAACGATGTTCTGCACGGTATTCGCGATATTGGTTTCCGCGTTCGCATATCTGGTATCAACGTTGTATTCGCCCTTTATGCTGCCCTTGTCCACTTTTTTGAAGTTGCCGCTGTCGTCCGTTTCGTACAGGTTGCCCCATGCGTCGCTGAAATATGTCGGCGCGCTGTCGCCTGTTTTGCTCTTTCCGCTTCCTCCGCCTCCGCCGGACGACACCTGCGCCATCAGCTTCTGCGCGTCCGCCATGCTCAGACCGGCTGCTGCCAGCAGCTCGTCGCTCGGCATCTGGCCGTTCTGCAGGATCGCCAGCACATAATTCGCCGCGTAATCCCTGTCGTTGATATATCTGTTGTAATCCGTTTCATCCGCGTTCTGCAGCAGGCTGTACTGGTTGTACAGATTGTCCTGCTTGTCTTTCCACATCTCATATGCGCGGTCCCTCAGATCAAATCCGCGGTTATACAGTTCCGTCAGGTACTGGTCATATGCCTGGTTCCCCACCTGCTGCGCATAGCTGTTTCCGTATCCGCCCGTCAGCGCCGCGGCCTGCCCCATCGCGTCCATGCTGGCCTGCCGTCCGCGCTGTGTGTATTCGTCCGCGTACATTTTGAACAGCTCGTCCCCGTTGAAATCCCACTTAAAGGCGTCCGGGTTCTGTATTTGCTGCAGGATGCTTTCCAGCTGCTCGCCGTACTTGCTGGCATATCCCTGTGGTTTCGCATTCTGCGCGCTTGCCAGCGCGTTTTCCGCGTCAATCACGGCCTGGCTCGGCGCGTTTACCGTCGTCGGCGTCTGCGTCGTTGTTCCACCGGATCCGGCATTCCCGCCTGTTCCCTTTCCGTTGTTTCCTCCCGCATTTTTCGGCGTCGCGCTAACTACCTTCGCGTACGATCCTTCCGGATTGACAACAGGAACATTATTCACGTTGTTCTCTTCCGGTTTGCTTACAGTGTTCGGAGATGCGGCGTTTGACGCCATCCGGCTCAGGTATTCATCTTGAGTATCCACCAGCGCCGGCGTATTCGCCGGTTTATAATCTGAATAAAACCTTGCAAGCTGTTCCGCCTGGTTGTCCACCAGCACATTGTTTTTTGCCGCGTCCGCAGCCGATACTGTTTTCCCTGTTGCCCCTGCGTTGACCTGTGCCTGTGTTTGCGCTGGCGTCGGTGTAATGGACGGTGTATAGTTTGAATAGAACCTTGCGAGCTGCTCCGCCCGGTTGTTTACCAGCACATTGTTTTTTGCCGTACCCGTCGTTTGTTCCGGCTTGAGATTAAAAGAATAGTCCGCCGCATTATTGCTTCCGGACGCTACCGTCTTTGCGGGCGTCGGCGTGGTAATTTTTGTCTGCGTCTGTGAAGGCGTCAGGGTTGGTCCCTGTACCGGAGAAAGGGCAAATGATAAATCCGCTGCTTTATTGTTTCCGGATTGTCCCACCTGCGCCTGTGTTTGCGCTGGCGTCGGTTTAATGTCCGGCGTATAGTTTGAATAAAACCTTGCAAGCTGTTCCGCCTGGTTGTCCACCAGCGCCGGCTGATTTGTCTGCGCCTGCTGATTCGTCTGCGTCGGCGTATAATTTGAATAGAACCTTGCGAGAGATTCCGCCTGATTGTCTACCAGCGCCGGCTGATTTGTCTGCGCCTGCTTTGTCTGCGCCGCCGCCATTGCCCTTGCGTATTCTTCATCAGTAAGGTATTTCCCGTTGTAATAGTGCATGCTCATTTCCCTGTCCCCCTTTTATACCGTTTCGCCTTCTACTTTTGCCCAGCTTCCCCAGGATGATTCCTTTATTCTGAAATACATTGCGCCGCTGATAAACAGCTTCTGTATGATCAATCCGCTGCCGTCGTTGTTCACTTCCAGCATCGCGTTTCCGGAAGAGATATCCGACGGTTTATTGCTCATGCCCGACATGGCCAGCCAGTAGCTTCCTGTGTCCGTTATGCTGTTCATGTCCGTCGCCGTCGTCGTCCGGTTGTTTACCTTTCCCGTCACATCGCCGGTCAGGTTCCCCGTCACGTTCCCGGTCACGTCGCCCGTCAGGTCGCCGTTTACCGTCCCTTCATCAATGTAGAAAACCTCTGTTCCGTCGTACCAGAAACCGATCCGGTCCTCCCGGATCTCAATCACCTTGTTTCCGTCGTTGTAGGTTTCCGTCCCGTCCTCCGCGAACGTCACGATATCCTTACCGATTGCAACGCCGTAAACCGGATCATCGCCTTCCGTCCGCAGCAGCCCGGCCTTGATATAGCTCTTCAGGTTGATGCTCTCGCTCTTCAGGCCCTGCACCAACCGGTCAAACGTAAACGTCTTTTTGTCCCCGTCCGGCGTCACTTCCGCCTGCACCTCCGTTTTCCGGACGTACCGGCCGAATTGCCCGCTCTTCACGCTGTCGCTGATCAGCTCCGCCTTTGTTCCCTTCAGCTGTTTTTTGACGTATTCCGTCGTCTTTACCAGCAGGGTTTTCAAGCTGTCCTGGTTGTCCTCCCGCTTTCCGCTGCCGTCCGGAAGGATCCCGCTCATCACCTGCCGCTCGTCGTCCGTCAGGTCCATGCCGCCCATCTCTTCCATGTTGTTGTTCATGGTCTGCGCCAGCCGGTACAGATAGCTGTATATCTGCCGCATCTGTTCGTCGTTGTTCCCCCGCGGCATCTGCGGGATCTCAATGCGCTCAGCCATCCGCTCCCACCTCCATCACCCTTGAGATGGAATAGATCTTCATGCTTCCATGACCCATCAGGCGGAACCGGAGATGATCGCAGCGCTTCGGGATCACCGGCAGCACAAAATTCCTGGTCATGCTTCCGCGGATCTCGCCCATGCTCTCCCATGTTCCGCTGTCGTCGTATTCGATCTCCAGCTTTGCCACCGTCTTTTCCTCAATGTACATCCGAATATCAAAGCGGCTCAGGTACCTGCTCGCCGGCGCGTCCCCGCGCGTCATTTTCCCGTACTTGTTCGGGATATACTCAATCCCCTGGATGCCGAATACCGCGTACCAGTCAAAGTCATACTCAATTGTCCCGACGCTGCCGGTCATGCTCCACAGCAGGTTGTCCGTTTCGCAGATCGCGAACAGCTCGTCCGCTACCTTCCCGAATCCCAGCGCCCGGAAACCGTCCTCCTTGTACCATGTCCGCCTGCTGGTATCGTATGTAAACAGCGTCCACTTTCCCTCCGCGTCCGCCATGCTGATATAGTATTTATTCCCCAGCGCACCGGCCCGCGCATTGTAATAGATGGCATCCCCCAGCGCTTCGCTCACGCTCACCGGCAGGCTTCCGTCGAACATCATCACGTCCGTCCGGCTCTTGTAATAGACGGTTTCGTTCACCACCACCGCGCTGCGCCAGCTGCCGTTCTGTATCCCGCGGCACACCGTCGTGTTCACCTGAAAGCTGGACGGCGTATTACCGTATACCTGGTGAATGCAGTTTTCCTTGAAGAATACCGGATATCCCTTCTGCGTCACCGCGCCGGTAAACGGCCCGTCCGTTCCCACGCTCGCCGTATAGCTGTCCTGGCTGTTTCCCATGTACCGGTTCCAGTTCCGGAAGTCGCCCAGCGCGCTGGCATGGATCTCGTTGACCACCTGTCCGTCCGCGCTGCCGTACCTGCATCCCCACAGGCGGTTGTTGCTTTCGACAATGTAATCCAGGTCCGCCATCTTCCGGTCCGCCCGGACCGTTGTGCCGCTCTTCAGCGCGCTCTGCGTCGCGCTGATCAGTCCGACAACCACTATGTACCCTGTGCCGCCGTAATAAACAATCTTGCTGCCGTTCAGCGCGCTCACCTGCGCCTTGATCCGGTCTGTCGCGGTCGTTTCCGCTTCCAGCCCGCTCAGGTCGATCGCGTCGTATATGTTCAGCCCGGTTCCGATATTCTCCGCGGATATTTTGACATAGGTCGTCGCGACCTCCACCCATTCCAGCGTACTGTCCGTCCATTGCCGCAGCACGTCGTTGTCGCCGCTCTGGTCAATCCACAGCTGCCCGTTGTCCGGATCCTCCGGTTCCTCATCTGATACGATGATCTCCGTCATGTCATAGTCGGTTCCGTCCCCGCGGCACATCGTCAGGGAAACGTTCTGCCCGCTGGCGCTGAAGGTCCTGTCAATATCCCCGTAATCCTCCGGATTGATCGTGTTGAAATACTTCTTGTCCGGAAAGATCAGCACATACGCGCCGAAATTGACGATCTGCTTCGGACACATGTCCGCCGCGTCGCTGACGCTCAGCCCTTCCACCTCGACAAAGTTCCAGTACACCTTCGTCCCCAGCACAAACGTCAGCTGGTCCCGGCCGTCAATCCCCGTCAGCGTATCGCTCATCCCGCCCACCGCGAACGACGTATATGCCCGCTTCCTCCGCGGCGTCATGGACGGATAGTTGTCGCCCGTCAGGTTTTTCATGTCGTACATCTCGCCGTCCGCGATGATATCCTTCCGGTCGTATCCGCTGAATGTGCTGGTCTGGCGGATCTCCTTCCGCCCTTCCTGCAGCGCCGTCATCCTTCTCATGTTCTTTTCCTCTTCATCTATCAGATCCACAGCTGCCTGTTCCGCGATACCGGCATCTTCGTCCGGTTCCACCAGTCAAACAGCTCGTTATATGCATGCTCATACAATGCCCGGTCGTTGTTGAATTTATCCATCTCCAGGTTCTGCAGGTCCACCTTGCTCATCAGCCAGTAGGCATAGACCATCGCGTACTTGTCCGGCGCGAGCAGCTCCGTTCCCGGATCGCTGTCGTCGTCATATACCGGCAGCACTTCCTCCGCGGCTGTATGCTCATGCGTCAGCAGGATCTCCTCATAGATTTTCTGGTCCAGCTCCTGCAGGTAACGGATCTTCATGTCCCGCAGCATCATGTTCGGTTTCATCCGGTCCGTCATGTCCAGCGCTTCCTGAATGTTCATGTTTTCCTCCTTATAGCAAATAAAGACGGGGAAACCCCGTCTTTTTGCCGGGTGCTTCCCGGTTATCATCAAATGGCATGTTCCTGCGGATTGCTGCCGTCCCGGTTCGGGATATGGTCCGCGTAATCATCCGCCTGCCAGTCCGCTTCCAGGCTGTCCTTCAGCACCAGCGCCACAGGCTTCGGCAGTTCCTGCATTTTGCCGTCCGCCGGAATCTGGAACCGCCTGTCGTTCACGCAGATATAGTAAAACTGATCTTCTCCCTTCGGTTTGCGCGGAACGATCATTTCCGTCTTTTCCGCCCACGGGTCCGCCGCGGTTTCCTTCTTCACGGCCTTTTCTTCCTGTTCTTCCGCCTGCATGGTTTCCTCCGCGGGAGCTGTTTTGCTTTTCGTCGCCATATCTGTTCCTTTCTGCCCGTTCGTGGGCGATCCGTTTTTCCTCCTCCCGGCACGGCCGGCGCCTGTCAAACGCCGGCCGGCCTGAGATGGAGGTCCTTATATGAAGTCTGGTCAGATCTTAACCAGCACACCCGCTGCGATCAGCTGCTGCACAGCCGCGCTGTCGGTGATTTCCGCGCCGCCGTTCTTCACGGTGACGCCCTTGGGCGCGCCGTTCGGCGTCAGCTCCACGGTCGTGTTCTTTGTCAGCGTAACCTTGCTTTCGTTCACGCTGGCCATGGTGTCCTCAGTTACCATGTAAATGTTGTCCTTCTTGGTCTTGAGGTACAGCACGACGTTCGCTTCGCCCATCGTGAAGGTGTAGGTGCTGCTCGCCAGCGTAATGGTGACGCCGCCCTGAACCACTTCAATCTCGTCCACTTCGTAACCGTCTGCCGGTGTAACGGTCAGGGTCACTGTCGCGTCCTTCGCCACAGAGCTGTTCGGGCTGGCGGAAAAGGCGCTGGCATGCGCGTCCTTGTAGCAGGTGACGCTGTAGGTGCTGTCAAACAGGTGAAGGTTCAGCTTTTTCATGTTGCCTTCCCCCTCTTATCAGTTTTCGCTGTCGGTTCCGCTGTACGCGCTGCCGGACCAGACGGTACACATGCGCTCCTGGTACAGGATCTTCGCCGCGATCTCAAACTTGGTGCCGATGGTGCTGAACTGGTTCAGCGGACCGCCGACCTGTTCCTTGGTCTTGACGATGGTTTCCATGCCGCTGCCTTCCGGATCAATCACGCCGAAGGCGTCCTTGCCGAAGAACATGGTCTTGTAGGTTGCTACAGCGTCGCTGTCCGTGGTGGACTTGATGATCGGGGCCAGGTTGCTCTCAATGAACCGGACGCCGTGCAGCTCGCCGATCTCGCCGTTGAAGATCTGTTCCGGCGCGGCGTACTTGTGCGCTTCAATCCAGTCCTTGTCCTTGCGCAGGTCGTAGGCGACATGCGGATGGACAACGGCCACATACTTTCCGCCGCTGAAGGTGGGTGCTCCGCCGACTTTCAGGTTGGTGTACGCCTGGTTCACCATGTCCGCGGTCAGGTTGCAGGTATAGCCGCTGGTGTTGATCGCGTAGATCAGTTCCGCCTTGCTGGTGGGCCTGGTCTGCTTCACGTTGGAAGAGTTGTAGGCATCCGCGAACAGGATGTTCGTCGCGCCCTTCAGCACGTTCCGTACCAGCAGGTCATGGGTCTTGCCGCCGGCAGCGCCCAGCTCTTCCACAGCGCCCGCGATCACGTCGTCCAGCGCATGCAGCTCCAGCAGGTCGGTCACAGCGACATATTCACCGTACTGCGCCAGCGTCACGTTGATGCTGGTCATGCCCATTTTCTGTCCGGAAGGAATCACGCCTTCGGTCAGGGCTGCGCAGTTCGGCAGGGTGTTCCATTTACGCCACTCAATCGTCCGGCCGCGGCGGGCTGGCAGGCCCTGCTTCCGGCCCAGCTGCGCAAAGATCAGCTGATCCCTGTGGTTCTCCAGCAGCTCGGTGTCGTAAAATGTTTTCATGGTGGGCGTCAGCGTATCCGGCGGATCAAAGGAAGTTGTGCTGCCGGTATAGGCGTTGACGTAATTGCCGGTCGCGTTGACCAGCGTACCCGCATCATTGAACAGATGCAAATTCAGAAAAAACTCTTTCATCGCGTTTCACTCCTTTTTTCATTCAGCGCGACGAAAGGATGGAAAGTCAGAAAATGATCTTTTCTCCCCGTCGCACTCGTTCAATCAGTTTCTGCCGGTCCTCCCGGCTCATGCTTCTCGGATCGATCGCGACGTCGGCGCTCTGGCCTTTCTTCAGCGGGCCTTCCACGGGCCTTGCCCGGTTTGCCTGCAGCGTATTGCTGATCTGCTGCTGCGCCCGCTGGTATCCGTATGCCATCGCCTGGGGTTCCAGCTCGCTGTGGTGAACCGCGAAATACGCGTCGCTCACCTTCAGTCCGCTGTTCGGGGCCACAAGCCGCCGGAATGTTTCGTTCTCCATCTCCTTGTTGATGTCAAAGTTGGGATAGATCTTTTTCATCTCTTCCCCCTGCATCACAAGGTTCTGGATGTGCGCGCGGATCATCTGCTGTTCCTGCTCCTGCTGTTCCTGCAGAATCCGCTGGTCGTGTTCGTCCTGCAGCTTCTTGAAGTTCTTGTACGCTTCAACAGGCATCCCCATCGCTTCGGCATCCTCTTCGTAAAGGCTGTCGTCGTCCAGGATCATCTGCTGCAGTTCTTCCACGCTCTTCGCGCCGGCCTTCTTCATCAAAGCGTCCAGCATCGGCTGCATCGCCTGCAGCTGTGCGTTCGCGTCCGCCTGATTCTTGAACCGGTCGTCTATCGCGGCCTTTACATCCCGTGCGTACTGCTCCCGGTATTTCCCCTTCTTCGCTTCGGTCCATTCGTCGTCCAGGCTTTTCTCCGGCTCAGTTTCCGTTGCGTTTTCCTGTGCGTTCTTCGCGGCCTTCTGCGCCGCCTGCATCACAGTTGCATCTCCCCGGTCCCTGCGCCGTTTTGCCTGCGCTTCCATCCGCGCGGCGAGACGGTTGTCAACCACGGTGCCGTCCTCCAGCTGCCCTGGCTGCACTACAGCCGCTTCTCCGCCTTCCCCGGTCCCCGCTGCCGGCGCTGCGCCTGCGCCCGCTCCGTCCCCGAAAAGGTGAAGATTAACCTTGAAATGTGCCATTCAATTTCCTTTCTGCCCGTTCGTGGGCGATCCGTTATGTTATTCATAACACATGAATATGCCGTTTGTTAGTCGCACTTGACTACTGCGGCCGCGTCGCGTTGTTCACCGTTTCCCGCGCCTTCCGGACGTTTGCCGCTTCCCCTGTATTCCTGCCTGTGATCGCGTCGTTCTGCGCCGCCCTGACCGGCTGGTCCTCCGCGATTCCTCCGCCGCTGGCTTCCGCGACAATCCCCTGCAGCATCGGGGCCAGCTGCTCCGCGACGACCGGATCGTACTTCGCGCTCAGCTGCAGCGCGATCTGGCCGACCTGAACCAGCGCGTCCAGCAGCGTCCCCTGCTGCCGGATCCGGTTCATCATCTCGTCCTTCCCGCGGAAGTCCATGCCTTCCATCATCTGCAGGATCGCGTCCGTGTTCTGCGGGTTGAAGGCGCCCAGCTGGTACATCTGGATCATCAGCTCGTTCTGGCTCAGCTTTGTGTACGCTGTTTCGCGCTCGCTGCGCACGTCAATGTCAAACGCAGGCTTCCTGAATCCGTCCGGCGTCCCCATGCCGCCCGCCAGCTGCTGGTCCTTCAGACGCGCGTTGCTGTACAGCTGGAACCGCTCCTGCCCGTTTGCCCCCAGGATCCGGAACCATCGCGGAATCTCATAGAACTGCCGGATGCGCTCAATCACCATGGTATAGATCTTGTTTGCCGCCCGGTAAGACGACCTGCTGCTGTCCTTGCTTCCGCGTCCGCTCTGCTCCTGCAGCGCCGCGATCGCGCTGGCCGCTGTCACGCCCGCCGGCGTCCCGCCATTCTGCACGTCCGTGTTGCCGCTGATGAATTTCAGTTCGTCAATCTTCCGCTCAAGCATCTGCAGCGCGCTGCCCTGAATGCCGGCCGTCTGTATCTGCCGCAGGCTTTGCTCGCCCAGTCCTCCGCCGGTATGCACAAAAGGCTTTGCCCAGTCCGCAAACTCGTCCTCGTTGATCTGCCCGTCCGTCTGGATGAAGTACCGCGGCGTACTTGTGACGATCGCGTTCTGCACCATTGCCTGGTTCAGCGTATCAATGTCCGCCTGCGCGTCCTTGCAGATATCAATCAATCCGTATCCCGCCGGAGAACCATGCACCGGATAGAGCGGATCCAGCACAAACGGAAATTCCCCGTCGTCATACAGGCCGTTCTCTTCTCCCTCGTTTTCTGTTGAGTAAAGCACGATGTGGTTCACAAACTGGCAGTAATGCAGCACCCGCTTTGTGCCGTTCCACTTGTGGTAATACCAGTCCACCATCACGCTCTTCCCGTCCACCGTCACGCTGTCGTCCTTGCGGTATTCGGCCGGTTTCAGATACGCGTTCTTCAGCCTTCCCTGCAGCTGCGGATACTGCTGCTCCAGCTGTTTGCTGTCAACGATCTGCACATAGAACACGTTCGCGCTTTCCTGAATGTCCTCTACTCCCGGTTCCCAGTACAGGTTCAGCAGGTTGATATTCTTTACGCTGATATCCCCGATGCCGCCCAGCTTTTCCTTGTCCCATCCGACATGGTATCCGCCGGTCCCTTCCTGGAATTTCTGCCACTGGCTTTTGCTGTATTCATCCTCAAACCCGTTCATGCTCAGCACAACCGGCAGGATATCGCTCAGCATCTGCGCTTCCGCCTTGTCCTCTTCCATCCGCGGCAGGATCACCGGTTCCGGATAGGCGTCCATCGCTTCCGCATGCTTTCCGACAATGCAGTTCCACAGCCAGCCCGTCGCGCTCTTCTGTATCGTCGCGCCCCGCGTTCCCCGGCCGTTTGTAATCTGATCCCAGTTGCGCATTTTCCACCAGTCCTGCGCGTTGATGATCCGCCGGTCCACGCTGGCCTTGCCCTTCTTGTATTCCATCAGCAGGCGCTCCGCTTCAATCAGGCGATCCTCATTCACGCCGCCCGGCATGCTGTCCGCCCGCTGTGTCGCGCCTGCCTGTGCTGCCAGCGCCTGCGCGCCCATCCTCGCTCCCAGGTTGTACGCCGCTTCCTCGTCCCCCGTCCGCACGGCAGGAATGCCGCCCGCCGGAACCATGTCCGCCATCTGCTGCAGCCGCGCCGCGTCCGCTTCCAGCGCCGCGTCCTCCCGCGCCGGAACCTGCAGCTGCGGCATGCCCGGATTCTGTAACCTCCGCCGTCTGATCTCGCTCATGTTTCATCCTCCTTGTCTGGTAATATCTTTTCCCCGTCCCATATCATCGTGATGCATTCCGAATGCGCTTTGGCCATCATCTCCAGCCCGTCCCCGAAGTTCCGGAACCTCCGCCTGATCATTGTTTCCGCCCATTGCTCCGGAATGATCAGCAGGAAATAGTCGCCCGGATCATTCCTGTACTGCAGACTCCGCAGCGCGCCCTCCGCGTGGTCCATCTTGCTTACGCAGTACACCAGCGCCTGTGCGATCGCGCTTACGCCCGTACAGATCGCGCTGCTGTCCTCGTTTTCTTCCCTCAGCGCATGGCCTTTTATCTGCAGCTTCATCCGCTGGCTGTTCATGGTTATCTCTATCATCTTCTGTCCATCCTCCTTACAAACTGGTCCAGCGGGTCAGCTCCCCATGCCGGTTCGTCCTTCTCCGTCGGCAGCAGCGGCGGCACTTTCCTCAGCTGGCAAAAATATCGACACTCGTCAGCTGCATGGTCCTCGCCCTTTGTGTCAAGATCCTCCGCCTTGTGCTTGTCATATTCCAGCGTCGTGATCGTCCGGATAAAGTTCCGGCAGGTTTTGAACACATACAGCCTGCAGTATCCAGCTTCGTCAAACGCCAGCCGGTAATGCATCTGCATCCATCCCGGTATCCGCGCGTTGTCCGCCGGCTGGAAGAACACGCCGTGCTTCCCGGCCATCTCCGCAAAGCTGATCCCGCTTTCCGCGTCCCAGATCGCCGGATCCGCCACGCCGATAATCTGCTTCCCCTTCAGGTACGGATGCTCTTTCTCATGCTTCGCGATCTCGCTGAAAACCCTGTCCGGATCCCACTTCACGCCCTGGTCAGGTATCGGCTCGCCGTTTGAGTATTCCACGCCGTACATCTCGTCAATCCGGTACACAACGCCGTCGTCGTCCTCCGTCCACCAGCCGCAGCTGAACGGCCTTGCGTAACCCCAGTCAAAGCTCCGGTATATTTTCCAATGCGGCCGCGGCGAAAACGGTTCAATAACGTGCGTCCATTGATGTGTCTTGTACCCTTCCTCGTTTGATCGCCATTCCTCAAAGAACATGCCTTCCGCGATTTCCCAGTCCCCGTAAAGCCATCCCTTGCGCAGCTTCGGCGGCAGGTTCTTCAGAAAAGTGATGTATTCCGGGCTGGCTTCCATCAGCGCCTTGTTGTCCAGCACAAGACTCTGGATGAAAACATAGTCCTCCGGATTCTCGCCTTCCCGGAAGTCACGGTCCACAAACAGCCGCTTCACATAGCTGTGCGCCGGTCCGCCCGGATTGCAGGTATAATAGATCCGCTTCGGAAAGTCGTTCACGCCGCGGCAGCAGCTGGCAATAATCCGCAGCCAGGCTTCCTGGAATTGCGTCGCTTCGTCGATGAATATCACGTCATATTCCACGCCCTGATACTTCATCTCGTCCTTGTCGCTGTCGTAAAACTCAAACGTGATCGTGCTGGTATTGGGAAAGATGAATTTCCGTTCCTGCTGGTTGTATTTTGCGATACCCTTCAGCAGTCCCCGCAGCGGCTCAATATGGTTGTTCCGCAGCTCCACCAATGTGCGCCGGACAATCAGGAGCTTTATGCCCGGCCAGCGGTTCGCCAGCAGGAATGCTTTCAGCCGGATCGCCCAGCTCTTTCCTCCGCCCCTGGCTCCACCGAACGCGACATACTTGTTTTTTGCCTGCAGGAAGCGCACCTGTTTCGGATTCGGTTTGAATTCAATCACCCGCTCATTCATCCAGCTGCAGCTCCTCCTCCGCGCCTTCGATGCTGATGCGGATCATCGTGTTCTCCGCGGCCTGCTTGCTCGCGGCCTTCTCCGCCTGTTCCTCCGCGAATTTCTCCCGCTCCAGCTTTGCCTTGTCCCGCAGCGCTTCAATCTTCGCCCTGTCAATCTCCGTCGGCACGTTGTACAGGTCCCGCTTTGTCTGCACCACCTGCGCGATCGCCTTCGTCAGACTTTCCACCCCGCGCAAATCGTCGTACCGGTTCGGCGGCTGGCTCTGGACGAAAGTGATCAGGTTGTCCAGCACGTCGCCCATCCGGTCGTTGACGCGGGCGATCAGCTCAAACTCCTTCGCGCGCGCGTCGCACACGCGCTCAAGCACTTTTTGTTCCACCTTTGTATCAAGGCTGCGCTTTCTTTTTGTCCATCCTTCCTTAGATGCGCGTTTCCGGATGTTACCCGCGCTCACGCCGTATTTTTCCGCCAGCTTCGCGAAGGTCGTTTTGCCCTTGACGTACTCAATCCGGATCTTCCGCCAGTCCGCCGTCGTCAGGATCACGCGCGGTTTTCTGCTCTTTTCCGGCGCTTTCTGCGCTTTTTTCGCGGAAACAGCCTTTTTGCTGTCTGTTTTTGTCGTTTTCTTTTTTCCGGTCCCCGTCGCCGGCGTCCGGCCCATATAAAAAATCCTCCCTTCGGTTCGATCTGCTTTTATCGTACCGAAAGGAGGTTTATTTGTTAGTCGCACTTGCTCAGTCGTCGCCCTGCCATTTCCAATGCATGATGCTGCAGTACATCTCACACCTCTGGTAGCACTTCTCGCAATAGTTCTTCTGATGCCATGTCTTGTCGTCCTGTTCCGGAAAGCTGGATATCATCCTGCAGCCGTCAATCAGTCCCTCGCACACAATCTCCTTCCGGCCGTGCGCGATGAAAAACGGGC